GATACGAACGTATCAATATTTAAGTCAGGAAATATCCAGCCTGCTAAACAAAAAGGAGCAATATGAACAAGACGGAACAGTTATCGACATCAACTCAAAACCCAAAAATTGAGTTACCAAATAAAACTTTAGTGGGTGTTAAACCTACAGAAACAAAATCAGAAGAACTTGGGAAAACCCCAAAACCTACGGGTTGGAGAATTTTAGTTTTACCTTTTAAACAAAAAGAAAAAACTAAAGGCGGACTTATACTAGCCGACGAAACAATAGAGAGATCACAAGTAGCATCAACTTGTGGTTTAGTTATAGACATGGGACCACACTGTTATGATAAAGACAGATATCCAGAAGGTCCATGGTGTAAGAAAGGTGATTGGATTATCTTTGCAAGATATGCCGGTTCCCGGATTAAAATAGATGGGGGTGAGATAAGACTTCTCAATGATGATGAAGTTTTAGCAACCGTGGATAACCCTAAAGATATATACCACGAATTTTAACAACCATAGGAGATACTATGCCAGAAACAGAAAACGATAAAACAGTTGAATTAGATGTAACCGGACCGGGAGCAAATGTTGAACTGCCAGAAATAGAAAATGATACAGATAAAACTTTTGAAAACGAGGTTAAGAAAAATGAAGCGAATATTACGTACGATAATGAACCCAATAATACACCTGAGAAATCTGTTGAGCAGTCTAATGTTCGAGATGAAAAGAACGAAGGTGGAGAGGTTGAACAAAAAACTTCTGAAGAAGGGGGTGATAAACAACAAAGTAACGAAAAAGCAGTTGAAGAATATTCTGAAGGAGTTAAGAAAAGAATAGCTAAACTTACTAAAAAAATGCGTGAAGCGGAAAGGCAAAAAGAAGAAGCCTTGCGTTTTGCGGAAAACGTTAAACGTGAAAGAGATCAATTTAGAACTGCAGCTACATCTTTAGATAAAAATTATGCCACAGAAATGGAAGGCAGAATTACATCTTCACTTTCAGCAGCGCAAGCAAAACTTGCAGCAGCTAGGACTAACGAAGATTCTAAAGCAGAAGTAGAAGCACTAACAACTATTTCTCAACTAGGTTATGAGCAAGGTAAATTAGCCGAGATTAAATCTCAACATGCTATGGAAGAAACAGCAGCTAATGAAAGACCTACCCTACAACCTACACCACAGCCACAAGCACCTACAAGAGATCCAAAAGCAGAAGCTTGGGCTGAAGAGAATGAATGGTTTGGTAAAGATAATGCTATGACTTATACAGCATTTGATTTACACAGAAAACTTACTGAGGAAGAGGGTATGGACCCTCAATCTGACGAATATTATGTTGAGGTTGACAAGAGAATAAGACTTGAATTCCCCCATAAATTTGGTAAGGTAGAACAACAGACTAGTAAACCTACACAAAACGTTGCCTCTGCAACGCGTAGTTCAAAGACCGGTCGCAAAACTGTGAGACTCACACCAACACAGGTGACAATAGCTAAAAAGCTAGGTGTGCCACTAGAAGAGTATGCGAAACAACTTATAATCACGAAGGAGGTATAGGCATATGACAAACAATAAACCAACTCGTGCGAGCCAAAGTAAAGGTGAATCTACAAAAGTAGTATCACAAGCATCTACGATTAAACCCAAAGCTGCTGTAAAACCTTGGACTCCACCATCGTACTTAGATACGCCCAACGCGCCAGAAGGATTCAGACACAGATGGGTCAGAATAGAAATCATGGGATTTCAAGATACTAAGAACATACAAGGACGCTTAAGGTCTGGTTATGAACTTGTAAGATCTGATGAATATCCAGATGATGACTTTCCAGCAATCATGGACGGCAAATACGCAGGGGTTATCGGGCACGGAGGCCTTGTGCTGACAAGGGTACCGGAAGAGATCGCAAAACAGAGAGAAGCTTACTACGCTAAAGAAGCGGGTGATCAGATCACTGCAATAGATAACGATCTTATGAAGGAACAGCATAGGGGAATGCCTATCGACATTGATAGACAATCTCGTACAACCTTCGGTGGCAAGAAAAGTTAAAAATTTAACGCTTCGACCCAACGAATAAATTAATCGAACTGGAGGCCTTTCACGAGGCAGGTTCACTAAGGAGAAAATAACTATGGCAAACTCAAGCGCAATCGGTTTCGGATTGAAACCAATAAGAGCTTATGGTAATGGTTATGAAAGCATGGGTCTAGGCGAATACCCTGTAGCAGCTAGTTCAGATGCAATGTTCTTTCAAGATTTGATAGTACAAGCAGCATCTGGTTATGTTACAGTAGGTATAGCAGGAACTGAGAATATACTCGGTTCACTAAACGGTGTTTTTTTTACTGATGCCTCTACAAGCAAACCAACATTTGCAAATCATCTATTAGCTAGTAATGCAGCTACAGATATAGTTGCACTTGTTAACGATAGTCCGTTACAACAATACGAAGTAAGAAGTAATAACACAGGTGCTTCAGCTCAACTGGATGTAGGTAATACAGCAGATATAGCTTACACTGCAGGTTCTACAGCTAACTTTGTATCAAGATGTACGTTAAACGATAGTACGTTAAACGCAAATGCGGAACAACAAATAAAAGTAATAGGTGTCTCAAGAGATCCTGAAAATAATGACTTAACTGCAGCTAACGTTGTATGGAGAGTTCTTATTAATCAGTCGTTCTTCAATGACCTAACAGGAGTATAAATCATGGCAATATCACGAAACCAACTCGTTAAAGAGTTAGAACCGGGTTTGAATGCTTTATTCGGCCTGGAGTACAAACAGTATGAAAATCAGACATCTGATATTTATACTACAGAGTCATCTGACAGAGCTTTTGAAGAAGAAGTAATGTTAAGTGGATTCGCTCAAGCACAAGTAAAACCAGAAGGTGGCGGAGTTGTATACGACAATGCTCAAGAAACTTTCACAGCAAGATACACTAACGAGACAATTGCTCTCGCTTTTGCTATCACTGAGGAAGCAATTGAGGATAACTTGTATGACAGACTAGCTTCTAGATATACAAAAGCTTTAGCAAGATCTATGGCTCAAACAAAACAAGTTAAAGGTGTAGTTCCATTTAATAATGGATTCGGTACGTTCACTTCAGGTGACGGATCAGCACTTTTTGCTACTAATCACCCTACGATTGCTGGAACTGTGTCTAACACACTAGCAACTGCGGCTGACCTTAACGAAACTTCATTGGAGCAATCATTAATTGATATCGCTGCAATGACTGACGAAAGAGGTTTAAAAATCGCTGCTAAGGGTATGAAAATGATCATCCCATCTGCACTACAATTCACAGCTGAAAGACTTATGGCTTCTGCTGGTAGAGTTGGAACTGCTGATAATGATATCAATGCAATCAAATCTATGGGGATGATTCCTCAAGGTTACTCTGTTAACAATTACTTAACAGACGTTGATGCGTTTTTCATTATTACAGACGTGCCAAATGGTATGAAACATTTCGAAAGAACTCCCATGACTACTAAAATGGAAGGTGACTTCGATACTGGTAATGTAAGATACAAAGCTAGAGAAAGATACGTATTTGGCGTTTCTGACTATAGAGGTGTATTTGCTTCACCAGGAGCATAATACTTAAATTTTATGTGGCGGGACAAAATTCCGCCACATTCTAATACGAAAGTAATAATATGAAAAAAACTCTCATTACTATCTGGGCTTATGACTACTACTCAAAGTTTGTTATTGAACATGAGGAAGATACAGCAATAAGCGTAGAAAAATCTATACTTGACAAACTTGGAGAAAAAAGTATAAAATGGGAATATCTCGGAGATAGTTATCATTCGGGATTAAATAGAATAACTTATGAAGAGGTTATCGATGATACAAGACCTATACAAACAAAAAAGGTCCTTGGAGTTGAAGTGGCAACAGGAGCATCTAGATAATAATAGATATACTCTTGAGATGGTTAGAATAGATGACAAAGTTAAAAGAGTCATTACTGACATCAAGCTGGAAGAAGCAGCAATTGCTCACAGACAAAACACTGTAGAAGGTGTTGCTCCACAAGTTTCTGTAGCTACTTAGACAAAAGCTACATCGCTGAAATGCATAAATACCTAGGGCTCTCTTGCACTCTACTCAAAAATAACATATACTATTAGCACTATACATTTAATAAATGATGAATGCTGACGCGTATAGTCGACAACCCTAGGGACAGTATTCAAATATCTAGGAGGATATTAACATGGCAAACACAACATTTACAGGACCGGTAAGATCCGAAAACGGATTCCAGTCTGTAGTAAAAAACCTATCAACAGGTGTTTATACACCTAACTACCTAAACGTAAAATTTGATTTTCAAGGTATGACTCACGCTG